GCCAAGGCCAAACTCAGGCAGACCAGCCGCCGTGCCGCTGTACTTGAACCACGTCACGTTCTGCCCCGCTTCACGGAAGACGGAGTCAAGACCACGCTCGATGTTACGGACGCGGGCGATATTCATGCGACCTGCGCTTTCTCTAGCCTTTTTTTGCGAGCTTTTTCTATCCTCACTGTGCGTTCATTATCTCGTGTTGCTTGATGCTCCTTGATAAGTGCTAATCTCGGTGCAATCTGCTCATACATTATTTTACATGCGTAGGCATGCTCTCTCTCCCATGTGCGCAATGCCGTTAGCTCAGTAAATCTTTCATGTGTTCCAAGGAATGCTAGTGTTCCTTCGCCACGCAAACCTATATCAATCTCAAACGATGCTCCGCAAGAACAGACTTCTTTGATCATCGGTAGAATTGCTGCTCCACCGCCCACTCCTCAACGCCACCGCTGTCAATCGCCGCTGCCTGTGCGTCCTTGAGCCAAAGATCATAGAGGTCCTTGAGATTGCGTGAGATAACGCTGGGGTCGCTTTCGAGCTCGCCGGCACGCCATTTCTCGCGCAGTGCATGATCCGCCATCAAGAGACGCAGCACATGGAGCGTGGCACTCAGCACGTTGCCCTGCTGGAGAATAATATCGTTCAGCTCGGTGTCGCTGAAGACGCTGGCTTCGCCCCGGGCGAAAATCTCGGTCCCAGTCCCAGGAGCCGAAACAAACGTTAGTTTGCCCGTATCGTCATCGAGGCTGTAATTGGCGGGATCGGTTTGCGCTGTTCCAGCGATATAAATCTGCTCGGATGCCGCAAGTACGGGATAAGACGAAAGGCGGAAATGGACGGCGGAGCCATTTCCCAGTTGGCTCTCCTGGAACTCACGATACGGGTCACGTACATTGAGACGAAGGCGAACGAGATTAGAGAGCGCCATGCAGCACGTCCAGGCAGCGTTGGCAATTCATAGGCTGTCTTGCGGTTTCGAGCAAGCCATGCTGGTAGGCAGCGTCAACATCGCCGACGTAGAGGCGACAGAGGGTAATACTGCCATCGAAGTATGCGCCGTGGCGTTGGCGCTTGTCTGTCTCTTCGGCGTCTCGCAGGAGTAGTGCCATCGCTCCTATAGTGAGACAGGAGCGAGACTGCTGTCAAGCGCCAGTTAGCCTCGGCGTTGGCTCTAATTCTCCCTCATCCTTGAGCCGTTCGGTCGACGCGAAGCCGCGTCCCTGTAATGTCCGTGTGCTCACGGTCTGCATGAGTCGCCCTGGCCGGCCAAGAAGCCGGACGGCGATGGAGTCCACAATCGTCAGTATCTCCTGCATCGTGATCAACGGCGTACCAAGTAGGGCGATGACGCTGATGCTCTCCGTTAGAATCTTTGTGTAGTAGCGGGTCAACGCCTCGGAGACAGTGACAGCTTCGTTGACAACCTTGGTGAAGGCCCTGAGCACAACGTCCTGAACGCTCACCGTCTCGCTCACAACCTTCCCGACTTCCCACAGCACGACCTCGTTGACGGTGATTGAGTCCGTAAGCAGCTTGCTTGTGAGGCGCACCACAACCTCAGACGGCGTGAGCGGCTCGCTGAGGAGCTTTGTCACGTTATGCACAACAGCCTCGTTGACCGTGACCTGCTCGGAGAGGATGGCAAGAAGAGCGCCGATCAGCGTGGCAATCAGATCATCATTGACCGTGATGGATTCAACCAACACCTTGGTAACAGCGCGGACCACAGCATCATTAGGGCTAACGTTCTCGCCGATAACCTTCTGAATTGTCCAAGCGACGGTATCCTGTATCGAGATCGTCTCAAGCGCCGCCTTCGTGACGGTGAGCGTTAGCCGATCGTCAACCGTCTCGCTCTCGCTCAGGAGCTTGCTCACGACGCGGACGACGGCTTCTGAAGGCGTAGTGGATTCGGATACCAGCTTTTGATAGCTCCTCACCACAGCCTCTGAGATTGTGATCTGCTCTGATAGGATCGCAACCAAGGCCCCTATGAGTGTCGCCGTGAAGTCGTCGCTTACGGTGATGGACTCTGATAGCACCTTCGTCACGCTGCGGATGGTTGCATCGGTAGGCGTCACGCCCTCTGCAATGAGCTTCGTGATAACCCAGTTACGCGCCTCTTGCACCGAGATCGTCTCAACCACGTCCTTGCTGTAGGTCAACGTCAACTTATCGTCAAGTGTTAGGCTCTCGGCAATGACCTTGGAGACAGCGCGGATGGTGGCATCTGACACCGTTTCAGACTCCGTGAGCACTTTGGTCACAACCCGTATGACGGCCTCTGAGAGCGAGACAGATTCAGCAAGGATGACGGTCTTCGTCAGCGCCGTGATGACTGCCTCTTGGACCGTGATGCTCTCGGCGATGATATGAGCGACAGCACGAACCACGGCTTCGCTGAGTGAGACGGACTCTGATAGCACCTTGCTGAAACTGCGGATGACTGCTTCGCTCACCGTCTCAGATTCGGCCAGCACCTTTGTCACAACGCGGATAACGGTCTCTGAGGTGGCTATGGATTCGTCCAGGAAGACGAACTTGATAAAGGCCGTGCTGAGCGTATCAGTGACGGTGATGCTGTCGGACAGCACTTTGGCATAGCTGCGAACTACCGCTTCATTGAGCGAGACAGATTCAGGCGCCACCTTCTGGACGAACTTCGTCATCGCCTCGTTGATGGTAAGGCTCTCCGTCGATACCTTGGTCACGATCTTAGCGACGGCCTCTGAGATGGTGACAGACTCAGCGATCTGCGCCTGGAGCCACTTGAAGGCAATCAGCACCTCAGATGGCGTGAGGCTTTCGAGGATGACATGGGCGATGGCACGGATAACGGCTTCGCTTGGCGTCTCGGATTCCGCAACAATCTTGGCGACAATGCGAACAAGAGCCGCATTCACCGTCTCGGACTCGGTGAGCACACGCGTAGGCGTTCGGCCAGCGGCCTCGCTCACCGTCATGGACTCCGAGAGCGTCACGGTGACATAGGCACCGCCAGCAGCGGGGCACTCGAACTCTAAGGTTGAGACATGCGCCACACGGCCAGCACCACCGCCGACCTCGTCGAGATGAACGTACAGTTCGATGTCGTTATAATCAACGTTCGCAGCCTCACCAGTCGAGAGTGTATACTCTCTGGTTGTCCAGACCTCGTCTACATTGGACAACGTCGTTGTGGCAATCTGAGTGACATTATTCCCTTTGTATATCCTAAAGATATGGTCTTGTTGCTGACCGGCTGCATCGTTTTTACGATTACGGATACGGATTATGTGTCCTGTATCCACTCCTGGGTCTGTGGGATTCCCGCACTCAAACCACATATATTCGAGGTCAGTAACCTCAGTACACAAGCTTCCCGAATCGTCCGAAGGAAAGCCTTCATCCAGCATGGAATATCGAAGCCCAGCGCCAGGGTCAGATGGCGAAGCCCCCCATTGTACCGTTCCGTCTGCGTTAGGGGCTACAAGCTGCGCCACTAGCTCAGCACTCCAATCACCTTATCGAATAGTCCGCGCTGGTGAATCAACTGTGTCCCTGATGGCATGGTCGTAACTGTGCCGTCCTCAGCCGTGATGGGCACGGTGTTAGCATTGCGAGCCACAGAATCCACACGCAGGAACGCACGATCTATCGAGGCTGCCCACTCCTGGAGGATGCCCACCCACAGTGCTGACTCAGGCGGTCGCTGAGGTGGCGTCACGTTCACGCCATTGTGCTTCCATATCCACCAGACCATGCCTGTGGCGTCCCAATCGCGCTGGTCAACCCCAACACCCTTGACTTGAGTGCGAATCCACACCGTCACGTCCAGGCTAGGAGTCGCTGTGAGGGCCTGCCGAGCCGATACCCCAACATCGTTGATAGCCACGTCGAGATAGCCCACCTGCTCGAACAGCCAGGAGACGACTATCTCGCGCTCAGGGCCTGTCAGGTTGTACTGTGGCATGGTTTCACCTCGAACTGAGATTGGGTCAATACGGCCATCTCACGGCATCCTCCTACAGCAAGCGGGCTGCCCAGGGAAAGGAGCATAACCCCAAGCAGCCCGCGATTCACCGCCCGCTCAGCTACGCCGCGTATGTTATCAATCAGGGAAACGCAAAGCGGTATTGGACCTCCAAGGTATCTGTGGTTTCTTTGGTGATCCCGCCTGCTCCAGTGCTATGAGCGAAGATATAGCCTGCCGCGTTCAGTGAGAAGTTGGCGTATTCGATGATGACCTGCTGTGTGGCGGGATTCGTGGCCGTGAAGAGCCCGCTGTAGTAGGCCGTATTCGCGGTGATTGCACGCCCAGCCGAGACACGCGTCCCTTGCTCTGTCGTAAGCGTCGTATCGCCAACTACCGGCGTTGTCGAGCCTGTGCCGATGCCAAGGTTTATGGCGAAGCCGCCGGCCACGCCACCGGTGAAGTAGCCCGCCAACATGTTCTTGCCTGTGGTAGTGACGATGTTAGGGAACCACTGTTCAACCTTCAGCCGCGCGTCTGGTGGGATAACGCCATCTACGGGATTGCGATCCCAAAGCCGAGCGCCGAAGTAACCATGCACGCTCTGCGCTTCAGGCAGAGCGTGCTCGCGGTTCAGGTCTTCGAGTTTCGGATCGCGTGGTTGTAACTGAAAATACTCGCTCATCCTGTCCTCCTAGTGATCAGCCCACTGCGCGAACATGCTTACCCTGCCAGTGCCAATACCGCTGAGCCAATCAACGGTTGCTTGCAGATACCCATAGTTGGCGGAGATAATCGCAGAGCCGCTGTTGGCAGCCCCTGTGAACGCCCAGGCAGTGACGGGATACCAGCCCATCCCAGGATGCGGACTGGCGTGGAGCGTGCCGCCGAGACTGGCAGAGTTTGCGCTTGAGGTGATCGCCGTATGAATCCAATGGACCATCCCGACGCTGTTATCGTAGCCAGAGACAACCTGACCCCCCAGCGCTGTTCCGAGGGCGCTGGCTGAGAGCAATAGGAATCCACGATCGCTCACCGGTTACTCCACTGCGCGAAGAGTTGCCCCGTCGCATTGGCGGTGAAGGTCAGCGTTGCCATGAGGTGCCCGTAGTTGCCGCTGAGCATGGCGCTGTTCCGAAACACGGTGTTATTCCAGGCGAAGGCGCTAATCGGGAACCATCCCATACTAGGATGTGGGCTTCCCCACAGCGTTCCTGATCCAGTGCCGACGCCGCTCCAGTAGACCATGCCATTCCGGTAGGCGTATCCCGAGACAATGAGGGGCTGGCCAGCGGCATCGAATCCTGTGCCGCTGGCCGTTGCGCTCAGTAAGAGGAAGCCCCGTTCGGCCATGTGGCCGCCCTATGCTACGGTTGGCGCCGTCGAGCTCGAACTGAGATACCAGTATCGGTCGTCCGTGAAGCCGACGCCGAACCACACACGCACACGGTAGCGAAACACATCGGAGGCCAGATACTCCTCGTTGTTCGCGTCCGCTCCCGTTGCCTGGAGGATTTGCAGCGGCTCGACCTCCTGCATGACGAAGCCGCGCCGAGCAGTGCCAAGCACCCAGTTGTAGGCGTTGCCACCCCGGGCCACCTGAGGCGTGACGATGAGGTTTCGCACCATGCCGCGGAAGACGTTATCCGTGCCGGTGCCGTAGACATTGGCGGCGACGTTCGCGGTCTCGAAGACCGCAGGCCCAGTTCGCTGAAGCTGTGTGCTGAAGAGCAACTGCCGTGCCGCATATTCGCTGCGTGGGCCGACGATGAGCGTATCAGGACGGATGTTGAGATAACGCCCTGAGCGCGGGTCCTTCATTGTTGCAATGGTCGAGAAAGCCAGCTCGAGGCCAGCAGCACTCAGCGTTGTGGCGTTGGTGTTGTTGCCAACATCGTTGTCGGCTGAGGTCTTCACGTAGTTCGCAGTGGCGAAGAGTGGCGTATAGACGGCCTCCTCGATTGTCTGAGCCGCTCGCGCTCCCTGGTCTTCCGCCAGTTGCCGGATAAGGCCGGTGCGGTCGAACTTCAGCATCTCCTCGGTGATGGCCAGAATATCGCCATACTTGTAGTTGCGGATACGGCGCTCTGGTAGGAGTTCAGGGCGCACACGAGGGTATGCCTCCCCCTCGCCCACTGTCCTCAGTGTGCCGAGCCGCCCCAACTCGACCCATGTCTCAAGTTCCTTGTTTGAGGTCTCACGGGCAGCGACCTGTTCCCAGGTCGATGGCTCAGCTGAGAATGAGCTGAACACGATGGATCGCAGACCGTCCTGGAGCAGCACCGACATCTGCGAAGTCGTCAGGGCATCCTCTTGGAAATGCCCGACCTGCTGTGCCATTGACTGCTCATACCAGTCCGAGAGGCGAGCGCGGCCACGACCCTCTAGGAGCTGGAGTCCAAACCCGCCGTTATATGCTGGAGCCGTAGCCATGTGGCCCTCCTATGTTTGCCAGAGCCCGAAGAGGTTCGGGACGATTTGGATATCGAGTTGCGCGCTCACGCCATCCGCGCCGCCTGTCGTGGCTCGCCGCAGCACGCGCGCCACAGCAGAGTTCGGGTAGGCCGAGACAGCTGCGGTTGCGTTGCCCATGCCGGTGATGAAGTTCGGCGCATTCGCTGCGGACCAGATCGCCGCCTTCCCTGTGCGCCCTGTCTGACCCACCTGACCAGAGCCCCCGTCAGTAGGTTGAAGCCACGTCCCTGCTGTGTAGGCCGAATGGCCCGTCACGCGGTAGATGTTGCTAGGCCCACCCACTGGCATCGCCGTGAGATGGTAAGCGCTTCCCTGATTGGTCCATTTCGGCGATTGATCCAGCGCGATGCCGATGCCTGAATGGGCGATATAGCCCAGTGCAGTGTTCGCTCCTGAGACGGCGATCGCTGTGCCGCCTGAGAAGAAGAGGAAGTCGCCGACATGGGCCGTGTTGGTCGTCGCCTTCATGTCCACGATGGCGTGAACCCCGGGCTGCGAGAGTGGGAAATACTTTACTTCTGCCATTGTTGTTCCTCCGTAAGCCTAGTGGCCGTGTCTCACACTAGGCGGTCTGTCCACGGATGCGGTCACGATATTCCCAAACGCTCTCACCTGGCTTGACAAACGCACCACGAATGCCGAGAACCTTGGTGCCGAAGGCTTCCGTCACGGTGGTCTCGTCGGCTGAAGATCCCTGCCCAGCGCCGGTGATAATTGGGCGCAGATTGAGCTTCTTGATCATCCCCACCTGCCATTCCACAAAGGCGTCCTGCTCATCCTCGGCAAGCAAAGCCGCCTGCTCCAGCAGATCGCTGAAGAGCACCTTGGGCAGTGGCGACGCCTCCAATTTGGCGCGAGCGCTCTCGCGTCTTTTGCTCGCCTCCAATTGCTCGGCCAGCGGCTTGATGGCCTCCTGAACCACAGAGGCGACCTGCTCATTGATGTCCGTCATCTGAACCTCCTTGTGTTCAGGGTGATAGTTTCGCCAGTCATCGAATGAAACGTCCTTGAGGAGATCGGCCAGCCAGTCCGAAGCCACGAGTCGCTCGAAGCGCCCGCCGGCCGCCGGCTTCGTCACGATGTCCGCCGAATGCACGACGGTGAGTCCTTCGACGATGGTGCCTTTTCGCCCATCAGCGATGCCCTCACGGGTGCGCCCGCCGGCGCGGAGGCTGATGCCGATGTCCGCCTTGCCAGCGATGGCCTCCTGCACCCACGGCAGCAGTTCCTCTTTGGCCTTGCCAATGAGCCGCAGTTTCGCCTTGAGATCGCCATTCGGGGCTTGGTGCACATTCTCAAAGATACCCGCCAAGTCAGATACGGAACGATTGGGCCGCTCACGCTGCTCCGTGCGGCTGGGATGGTCAATGAACGCAGAGGTTCCCTCAAAGAGCTTGATCGATTGGCGCAGCACATCGGGGCTGTAGTAGCGGCCATTCTCGGACCAACCAGCCTTGATGATCGTCACATCGACGATGCCCTCAGCCTCTTCTCCAATCTCGACCGCCTCAGTCACGCCAGCGAGCACCGTCTCTTCATCCTCCTTGAAGGCGTCACCAAGCGCGGCGCTCATGCCCATAGCCTTTGCACGCTTGCGGATGTGGGCCTTAGCCGCAGCAGGGTCACTCGCCCGCCCGATGGCGTGCATGGCGTTCATGAGGTCCAGGCGGCTCTGAATGGGGAAGCCGCCCCCAGACATGGCTTTACCCGCCTTGGCAAGCCGTTCTCGCTCATCAGCGCTGAACTCCCGCTCGAAGATGTCCTCATCCTCAGTGATGAAGCTGAGGTCTACATCTTCCGTCTCTTCTTTTTCGGCTATCGCTGCTTCTGGCATTGCGAAGGCCCCTCTGGCACAACAAAAAGCCGCCCAGCTTGGGCGACTGAATCGCACAGACTGGGCGGCTTACCGCCTAGATATTCGGTTGTTTCTAGGCTATACGCAGATGGTCTTGTTTGTCAAGCCTGCTCGGAAAGCTACGACCAGAACCTAGGATGTGTAGCCCCGCCGGACGGTTTACCGAGCAGGTTGTGTCTAGGCTAGATCACAGGCAGGGCAAACATGGTCAACGAAGTAATGATAACTCGTTTCGCCCATAAGCCTACCCGGGAATGCGCCGCAAGAGGTCTGCCACAATCGCCGCATACTCCTCGGAGTCGGGCTCAGGCAGTAATTCGCTCAGCTCGATGGCCTGCTCATGCTGCTGCCCATGATGACGCCCCCACAGCACCAGCACGCTGCCCTTGAGCCGCGCCATCGTCACGGCGTTGTTGCGCCGCTGGCAGGATTCGCAAAGGATACGCCGATCAGCGGCTATCATCAGCAAGCGCCTCTATCTTCCTGACTTCTTGGTCCGTCAATCCTGCTAGGCGTAAAGGAAGTAAGCGCATAAGTCGTTTCAACAAGGATTCATGGGTTTGTCGCCCATGCACTCGAACTGTAAGGAACAATGTGCCATTTGGTTGAAAGAATTCTGTGATGTCACCTTCCATCATAACAATGGTTTCTGTTTCAGATCGACCTGAAGGATGGTGCCAAGTGAAGGAGATTTTCATAGTGCTGGCAGCCTTCGCTTGTCCCTCCATTGTGCGTACGTCTCACGCGGCGGGAACTCGCTCTCGATCTCCGGCAAACCCAATTCGCGGTTGGATTTGCGCACTGGAATTGTCGCGCAACGACAGCGAACGTGCCGGGGCGGGCGCTCCCCTTGTCCTATCGGCCATACGCGCCCATCGAGCGGGCCACAGATGGGACACACTCTGTCATCTCGCGCTGTCACCCATTCCCAGCCCTGCAAGATGTCAGCTCGTGCTGCATCGACGGCGGCGGCGCCGAGATTACTCGACCGCAGTAATTCAGTTCGCGCTATCATCTCAGTCCGCGCGAAGTTACCCTTGTTGGCGATGGCTGCTGCCTTTGTGCGGCGCCCTATGGGCCAGCCTAGTTCGTTTGCGAGCCGCTTCTGCGCTTGATAGATGCCTTCTCCCAGCACTTGGCTCGCCGTCATGCTGTTGCGCAACTTACGGATAAAGTCGATTCGTGCATCGCCCAGCCGGTCAAAGAAATGCGCCCCTTCGTAAGGGAATACCATTGCGGCGATAACGGCTTGCTCCGGCAGAAGCGGTAGCGTAAAGGCAACCTGAATTGGGAGAGACTGCGAGAGTTGCCAGCCACGCAGGTAATAGGAGTCTCGATAGTTCTGTTGAAATGCGTCTCGCAGATCAAGAGCGATTTGGCTAGTCAGCGTATCAATCCGCTGAATAAGCTGCTGGAAGAGAAATACTTGCCGCTGAGGTTGACCTACGTCAGTGATGCTCCATGCCATAGCGCCGAAGCGGAGGAAGGTGTCTTGGAGGATGCGCGAGAGCTCACGGGCAGCATCGATGTAGTAGCCGCGTAGACGGAGAATCGCCTCATCCTCAAGACGCCGAATACGGTTGACGGTGTAGGCTTGGAGACGGGCGAGACGCGGATCGCTGATCTGCTCGGTTAGCGTCCCGATGGCTCCAGTTGGTCAAGATGATAGGTGCTGTTACATTCAATGCAACGATAGATCGTTTCAATGATGCTCTCAGTGCCGTTTGAGAACACCTCCACGGAGTCTGTCTTATGGAACCGCACGGCACCACAGCCGAGACGCGGGCAGCGCAGTAAGGAACTGTCTCGCACCAGCGTCGCTGTCACAGCCTCTACTACCCGCATTTGTTCCTGTTGCACGCCGTTCCTCCTCGGTCTGCCTCGCTGGGCCATTATGGTTCCTCGTCCTCTTCTGGCTCATTTCGCCCATTGCGCCCTGGGATGCTTGGGACTAATTCATTGCCCAGCTTACGGCCCGCCATCACAGCAGCGGCATCAGCCTGATCCTCCGCATCGATCTTCTCCTCCTCAACACGCCAATCGTAGCCAGCCCTGGCCGCGATGGTGGACTTGCTCGCCCAGCCGTTCTGCTGATGCAATGTGAGCGCTTCCGCCAACTCCTTCGGGTCGTCATCCACAATCTGCTGCGCCGTCACCTCGAAGGATTCATAGATGCGGATCATCTTTCCCGTCGGTTCCTCATCCTCGGTATATTCCTCGATCTCGCCCTCAAGGTCTAGACCAGCGAGCTGTAGCACGGCCTCATAGACAGGGCGCCATACCTCCTGCGTGTAAATGTCCTGGTAAGCCAAGAACGAGCGCAGAGCGGGGAGTTGCTGTGAGCGAGCGGTTGCGAGATTGGCATTCTCACCTTCGCTCACCATGTATTCGGGAATCGGGAAGCCAATAAGGGCCATGAGCTTGATCTGCCGCCCGTCCTCCGCGGCACGGTCCGCGCCGACGTAGCCGCCCATGTCGTTCAGCACTTCCTTGTCGCTGCTTACGTAGACAGAGCCAGGGGCAGGCGGCTGCCTGAATGCAGACCGCTTCGCGTTCACCTGTCCTTGTGTCGCGTCCTTGAGCTGGAGATGGTAGAGAAAGCCCTTGTAACGGTTGATACGGGCGCGGTTGGCGAGCCAATCGTTGTAAGCCCGTAGCCACGGCATGATGGCGAACAGTTCAGAGCGACCACGCACCTCGTAGCCAACGGTGTTGATATAGCCATGCACGATCTCACTGGCGTCAATGCGCTCTAGCTTGCCTGATTCGATCTGTGGGTAGCCAGGGGCCCCTGTCCCAGTCTCAGGATGCACATGGTAGGCCACCACATCGTCGCGGTTGCCCTCGGCACTTTCCACGTATTCGACAAGCCACGGTTTTAGCGTCACGGCATCGGCGCGGACAAGTTCGCCCTGCTGTCCGTTACCGACGATGCGCACGAATACCTCACCGTCACGCAGCAACTGCTCAAACCACTGGCGTTCCCAGCGCTGAATCTTGCGCCGGTTGTCTACACGGAATTGCTCCAAGATCGCCTTGACCCTGGGATTTCGGTAGGTGATTGAGAGTCCTGTCGAGACCACGAAGCCTCGGATGACGCGAATGGCACCCTTGGCAAGTGAGTTACGCTCCCACAGGAAATGCGCTCGGCGTATGACTTCCTCGCGTTCAGCAGGCGTCCATTCTCGTATCTTGTCGGGAACTGGCATACCCTCAAGGGATGCTTGCGTGTTGCCTGCAAAGGGCTGCCCGAACTCGAAATCAAAGGTGCTGTCGTAGGCCGCTTCAGTGAGCTGGAAGCCGCCCATGTACTCTCGCACCATCTCGCCAGCGCGCTGCTCGGCAAGGCGCTCGACGTTGGGACGGAGGAAGCGATCAAGGATACCCAAGATTACCGCTCCCTGAATCCCTCACGGTATGCCTTGGCATCGTCATCTCTCACCATCTCAGGCTTCGGGCGTGGCAGGTTGGCATCCCACGTCACAAGCGAGTCCGCGCTGGGCACGTAGCCCCAGCCACCAGCCGCGAACACATCGCCCTCATTCGAACCTGGGAGCTTATCCAGCCAATCAGCAGGAGGCCCGTCAGTATCCGCCGACGAATCCTTGGTCGTCATACTCGCCTCCCGCCTCCATGAGATCGGTCAAAGCATACACCAGTGCATCCACTAAGTCATCATGCTCATTGCTCACAGGAAAACTCGTCATCTGTTCCTCAAGTTCGCCAAAGCGCCCAACATGGTGCACCCGTCCCTGCTCATAGAGCGCTGCGATAGGCTCAGCCCGTAGCACCTTGCCACGGCTCGCTTGCACCATCGTAATCGGCAAGTCCGGCCGCACACGCCGAAGCGTCGCCTCAACCATCTCACCACCGTAGTTCTTTTCCGCCACGATACGGTCCGCCCGCCAATTCTGATAGAGCGCTGCTGCCCGCTCAGCCCAAGCATTCGGGCTCACACGCAGTCCAAGCGCACGCATCACATAGTAATGGCGGTCCTCACCCTTGGCAGCAAGCACGATGCCGGTCTGATCCGCATGCTTGCGCGTCGATCCAGCTGGGTCTATAGCAATGACGATGCGCTCTAGCTGCGGCGGCACCTCTACCCGTTGCTGCTCGATCCAATCCCACTTCCACAGCGCTCCCTCCCGCGGGGCTGGGCGCTGCTGGTAAAGGCTCGCCCACCAATACTCACCAATGCGCCGACGTAGCTCATAAAGCTTGCCCACAGCGTAGCGCTCTGGCCACAGTGCCTCACCTTCAGCGCGGCCAACAGGATCATCCTCCTCAGCGATGGCCGGCAGCCGCAGTACCTCCCAAGGCTCGCCGTCGTCCACCTGGCGCAACAGCCTGCCCGCAAGGTCGTCGGAATGCCAGCGGGTGTTGTGGCTTACTAAGCCGTTGGCAATAAAGTTCTCTGTGCGCTCGATTTGAATGTCAAATACTTCCTCAACGCCCGCAGGTTCAATGCTTTTAATCTGCGCCGTTGTAAAGTCGAAAATATTCGGCAATGGCAAGTGCTGTTGCCTCTGTCTTGGCATATCCCACGGCGAGGTTACAGTCATTGCATAAAAGTCCCCTAACGGTATTTGTTTCGTGGCAGTGATCGATGCACAGTTTCCCACCCCAATGCGCGCGTACATTGTCGCCTGGGGGCTGTTTGCAGATAGCGCACTTGCCGTCTTGCGCTTCATACATTGCGTCATAATCGGCGGCAGTGATTCCGTACCTATGCTTGAGGCGCGCGCTGCGGCGTGACTCTGGATTGATTGACGGTGGGCGATGCCCATCTGCCCACTGCTTCTTGCTGTAGTGCGAAGCGCAATAGCCCCGGGCGCTAACGGGTTTCTCACAGCCCTCAACGGAGCATGTCTTTCCCTTCCATTTTCCCCACTGTCCCTTACGGTTACGATTTTGTGCGCTGTAGTCAAGTTTTTCAGTCTTATCCATTTGAGTTGTCCATTCTCTTCTACGAGAAACGGATGTCGTTCGTTTGCATGGACAATTTTACCACAAGTCGTCGTAATTCTAAAGACAGAATCAGGACCATTACTCCTATGGTTTCGCACTGTGGACGTTGCTAGCCTGCCATTATCGTAGGTTGCCACCTGGTCGCCCACTTTGATTTCGCGCAATGGGAGTTCAGTGCCATCAGCCATGAGCACGGGCGTATCGCCAGTCATACACATGATGACGATGACGACCGCATCGGGCTCAAGGCGGGTGTATGCTGTGGACTGCCACCATTCCCAGGTGCGCTCACGGTAGGTGACACTCTCAGCCTCATCGCGGTTTTTCACGGGATCGTCAATGATGAGCACATTGGCGCCGCGGCCCGTCATGGGACCGCCGACACCGGTGCAGAACATGCCGCCGCCTTGCGTCGTCTCCCAGGCCCCTGCTGCCTTGCTGTCCTCGCGCAGCGCAAATCCAAGACGCTCTGAGTGCGCCGTCACAACATCACGGACCCGCCTACCCCAGAGCGTGGCGAAATTGGCCTCATACGAGGCTAGGATGACATTCTGCTCAGGGTGCTGCGAGAGATACCAAGCGGGGAAGTATTTGGAGCACATGAAGCTCTTGCCGTGCCGTGGCGGCATCTCGACGATGAGGCGCCGTATGTGACGTTGGCTCAGTGCTAGGAGCGCCGCGTCAAGCGCCTTGATGTGGGGTGGCTCTAGCCACCGGGAATCGTCAACTTGAGCTAGAGCGCTGGGCGTAGCATATTGCAGAGGACGCTGCTTCCGGTTGGCCGCCAGCCGTGCGGCGAGCTCCAAGTGGCCGAGGATCAGCTCGCGCTCTCGGACGCCCATCACTCAGCCTCGCATGACGAGCACACCGGTGGTCAACAAAATCGCGCCCAACCAATAGAGCGCTTTGCCAGGCTGATACGGCAGGGGCACATGAGACTCACGGGCCACAGCCTCAAGAAGCCGCTGCATGTCAGCGTCCCTCGCTGGGATGGAGGCGAGCAGCGCAGAAAGCGCGTCCTTGTCCGCATCTGCCATCGCGCCTATGGGGTCCAGGCTCGCCAATATCAGCCGCTCCTGCTCCTCAGTCCAAGAGCCGATGAGCACCGGCACCTCAGCGTCGCCAGCGACCTCACGGCGCAAATGACCGTCTATAAGCCTGCCCGTGACCTCGTTATACAGAAGCGCCCCTGCCCAACCCACCTCACGCAGTGCCGTCTCCAAGGCGACCGTCTGCTGGCGCGGATGGCGCCTCCAATTTTGGGGATTCTCAGTCAGCTCGGAAGCGCGACGCCATTCTAGACGCAGCATGTTATACTACCGCCAAATGGCGCACCCGCGATGACAGCGGGGCCTATGCTTGCAACGGAAACGGGGCTGCGCTTTTTATGTAACATACATGGGGAGGGGAGGTTCAGCGACCTCTCGTTGATACGAGCTCTTCGGCAGCGGCGATCACCTCATCGGCGCTGAGGCCGTAAGGCTCGCCGATACGCTCCGCCTCGCGGCGGATGTAGGCCAAGTCCACCCGCACCGGCTCATAGAGGCCGAGCATCTTATTGATCTCGGCGATGATGTGGCGCGCGCGGTCAATAGAATCGAGGTCAGGGTTTTGCGGGTCGCTCGCAGCGCGCCACACAGCGAGCAAGAGTCTGTTGAGCCGCCCTAGGTTGAGCGCCTTAGTCGCGTCAGCGTCCTCCCGATAGATTTTCTTACGGTATGCCTCAACGGCCCGGAATGCGCCTGATCGTGTGAGATCGAGCTGCTGGGCGATGTCGTCAAACTCCGCCCCCGCCAGCCGGAGGTAGTATGCCTGACGCTGGCGCTGCTCGGCTTGGAGGCGTCGGACGCTGCTGTTGGACTCGCCTGTGCGGTTTCTCCTGGTGACCATGCGCTATCCTAAGCTGAGCGCACGCCATCGCGCAACCCCCTTGCAAATAGCCTGTTTTTGGCCCTGTTTGGACACGTTTGAGATTGCTCGCCTTAGCCACTTGACAGCAGCGGCAGCAGCAGGTATAGTGAGGGTGACAAGCGGCAGCGAGAGAGGAGGAGCGAGATGGCAGTCAGCAGATGGACACGAGAGGCGGTTGCGCGCGACATCGAGAGCGGCAGGCTCAGCCTGCGGATTCTCGCAGAGACTATCGAGCGCATGGATAGGATCACGCACCGGTTGCTCATGCCAACGCTGGGCACGCTCGATGCGGAGTTCCGGGCACGCGAGGATGCGGAGATCGCGGCGGCCGAGACGGATGCTACGAACGCGGCGCACAACGCAGCGATGTTGCGAGAGGTGGCACAGACCGTAGGCTGGGATATATCGCAGATCGATACGCTCAGCACAGCGATGCAGCGGCAGGCGAGAGAGGAGGAGCGATACGCATGACACATGAGGACGCAATAAACACAATGGGCTATCTCAAGAGCAAGGGCTGGCGTGATCCTGAGACACGCCTAGTGCGTGAGGGATACTGGGTCTATGCGACAAGCCCCCTCACAGGCTACGCTCAACATTTCGGCACCATCGAGGAGGTGGACGCCTATAACGCAGCACTTGGAACTGACAGGCAACTCAGCCTCAGCGAGTCAGAAGGAGTAGAGCGATGTATGTCTACGTCAGCACTAAGCGGGCGCGGAACTGGTGGATCGAGCAATTAGCAGAGGCTGCCTTGGGCGCAGAGCCTACCGTGTGGGCAATCGAGAACTATAGGAACCGAGTGACGAGTTACCGTGTCCAGCAGGACGCGCTCGGCTGGGACTACTATGATAGGCTCAACGCCAAAGCGCCTCGTTACGCACGGGTGGAGCCATGACGCCCTGCACCTGCCATCCCAAGCGCAGTAGCGACCCGGGCCGTCTATGCCGATGGTGCCGCAAGGTCAAGGGGGCGTATTGATGATCCCCCGCAAGACTGTCTGCGAAATTTGCGACGACTCTGGCTCGGACTGGACAGATGGTGTGTATGTCTATCATCTGGATTGTGTCCGTGATCGCGTCGCAAACCCCAATAATGAGCGTGAGCGACACGGACTAACTAATACATTGCAGTACGGTAAGGCAATTCAACAGGTGCCGGAGCTTCTCTCATGATCCCCACGCGCACACGATACCAAGCCGCCACCTGCCGGCAGTGCGGATGGTCCTGGCAGCCGCGCAAGCCGAGCCCCATCGCCTGCCCTAACTGCGGCTCTCGCCAATGGGCAGAGCCGCTCACCCCTAGCGAGCGTAGCCAGCGAGAGGAGCACGCATCGTGACATACCAAGACCCCGATGCCGCCTACGACGCCTGGGCGGAACAGCAGACCATCGCTGCCCACGAGGAGCCGCCACGCCTCCGCGCTGTCGGCCTAGTCCTGTCCGCTGAGCCGTTCTCGGCTATCACCGCCGATCTGGCGCATGGGCGCCTGCTGCTCACTACGGCGGGGCGCACCATCGCCGTCAGCGGCCAACAGCTCCGCGACCTGCTGCGCCTCGGCCGGCTCGCCGCTACACCAACCACCTGCTGGCGCTGCGACCGGCCCATGTTGGCGCAGGGGCCGGACTGCGATGTCTGCCACCACCAGGCCCATTGCGACCGTTGCGACGGCGCTCTGCACACTGGAGGATGCTGATGCTCTATAAGGTCCTGGCCGAGGACGGCACACCCTTTCACGGCGGCTCAGGCCGGTGGGCCTTGCCCGCTGACGGTAAGCCTGGAGCATGGATGCCACGTCTTGCCGGCAGGTTGGTAGCGTGCCGATACGGCTACCACCTCTGTGAGCGTGACAATCTGATCTATTGGCTTGGCCCGACGATCTGGGAGGCCGAAACAAGGAGCAGAAAGCTGCTGCGTGATGGCACCAAGAGCGTGGTTTCCACGGCTCGCCTACTCCGTCGGCTGGAGACGTGGAACCCGCGCACGCAGCGGCTCTTTGCGGCGGACTGCGCCGAGCGCGCACTGGAGCGTGAGAGAGCAGCGGGCCGAGAGCCGCATCCGGATAGTTGGCGGGCAATCGCAGTGGCGCGGCGCTATGCAAATAGTAAGGCTACCCCTCAAGAGTTAGCCGCCGCCGCCGCCTACGCCGCCTACGCCGCCACCGCCGCCTACGCCGCCTACGCCGCCACCGCCGCCTACGCCGCCTACGACGCCGCCTACGACGCCGCCCACGCCGCCTACGCCGCCGCCTACGACGCCGCCGCCTACGACGCCGCCGCCTACGACGCCGCCCACGCCGCCTACGACGCCGCCTACGACGCCGCCCACGACGCCCGCGCCGCCACCTACGCCGCCACCACCGCCGCCGCCTACGCCGCCGAACGTCAATGGCAGACTACGCGGCTGTGGGAGTACCTGGACGGAGAACTGTGATGCCCTACCCAGATGCTGAGCGCTGCGTGGAAACCGTCACAGCTAACTGGCGGGATGGGGGCGCTCACCGGTGCACTCGCCGAGGCGTCATCACCCACGACGGCAAGCTCTACTGTCGCCTGCACGACCCCTTAGCGATTGAACGGAAGATAGAGGCGGCTAACGCGGTCAATCGTGCCCGTTGGGATGCTCGCAACAAAGCTGAGCGTATCCGCGACCAAAAGCTGGCGACCTGGGACGCGCTGCTGGAGGGCGCACGCGAGGCCGCACTGTGGATCGCTAACGCCGAAGCAGGCTGGCTACCCCCAGCCCTCAAGGCCGCAATCGAAGCCGCCGAAAAGGAGCCCGCATCATGAGCCCGATTTACGTTTCCGCTGGAGACTCCTACGAGCTGCACCCCGAAGGGCTTTACCCCGCCGTGTGCTGCGACGTGGTGGACCTCGGCATGGTCGAGTCCCAATGGGGCACACGCCACGAGATCGCTCTACGCTGGCAGACCGACCAATCTAAGACCGATGGTTCCCCCTTCGTCATGCAGCGGCGCTTCACCGCCTCACTCCACGAGAAGGCCAACCTCCGGCACTCGCTGGAATCGTGGCGCGGTAAGCGCTTTTCCGAGGAAGAGACCAAGAAGTTCGATTTGGAGGTGCTCCTGGGCGTCCAGGCGCAGATTCAAATCGTGCATGCCACCAGCGCCCGCGGAGGTACGTTCGCCAACGTCAACAATGTGTTGCCCGCCGCTAAGGGACAGGGCCGGCTCACCGTGCGAGACTACGTGCGCGAGGTCCATAAAGCCGACATTGACCCAGGCGCCGAACTTGAGGACGACAATGAGCCGTTCTAGCGCCCCGCTCATCCTGAGCCAGCCTGCCCTTGCCGCGCTGGAGGGGCCTGCCGTCAGGAGCGCCGTTGACACCCAACCAGCGTATGTAGCCAGGAAAGCGTGCGGATGCGTCGTCATGCTCGCCGTGGATAACCCAGTCCACGCCAAGGATACGGCAAGGGAAATAGCCGCCTGTATCCTTGATGGCTATCATATAGAGCGTCTTACTGTGGCGGAAGCTAAGAAACTCCCACGCACACGCGGGTTCGGCATGTGCGAACACGACTCGCCAGAGGAGCGTAAGAAGCGAGAACTGAGAGCGCGACGAGGCGCAAAACAGGAGTTGCGATCATGACGATGCTCGAAGTCCTAGCGCAGCAGCAGCAGGCGATCGCCGAACTGCGGCGCGACCAGCCGCACAGCATCGAACTCACCCGCAATGCCAAGGGCGAGTACGGTTGGAGTATCAAGCTCTATTTCGAGTCGCCTGACATTGCGCCCACAACATACCTCAAGGCCCTGGACGCGTGGCTGCGCGACAATTTCCTACCGAAAGGAGCCCTCGATGCCTGACCTAACCGACGCCGAGAAGCTGCGGGTGCTCGCCGAGTGGCTGGACTTGGAGGATGCAAAGGTGGGGCGTATCGGCAACGAAATCCAACAGGACTTGCGACGCATCGCCGATTATCTAGACCTGCGAGGCAGCGGCAGCGCTGAGCGCACCGTCAGAGAAGGTATCCTAGGATTCGCACCCCGAGGAGCCCCCGATGCCTGAGCCTGAATGCGGTTGCTATGTGGTGACAGTTCCGCCAGAGGGAGACTTCGGCGCAGGGCAGCGCATCACCCACTGCCCCCTCCATGCGGCGGCGGGCGAGATGCTAGCGGCGCTGAAGAGAATAGCTATGCTAACGAGTCAGATCTACTCAAATGCGTGCCCGTGGTGTGAGCGATACACCAACCACGCTCCGGATTGTCCCGCGTTTGAAGCCCGTACCGCCATCGCCGCCGCAACACGGGCCGCGCCCTCGGCGACGACTCCGGCGCCCACGACAGAGCGGACGAGCTGAGGGCAGGCCCTACCATGTGGATTGTGATGAGAATGCAGGACTTCGAGTTTGAACCTAGCCGCGTCATGGGCTTGGCCGTGAAGATCGATAGCGGCAAGATGATCGGCTATCTCCCCGTCTACGCGACGCGGGAAGACGCTACAGCGGACTTCCCTGACGGGCCATTCGCGCAGGTGCGCGAGATCGCCGTCGCCAAAAAGGAGCGCCCATCATGACATGGCCGAAGCAACCCTGCCCTGTGTGCAGACGGCTGGTTGCAGTCTCCTATAAGAAAGACACGCCTAAAGGCCACGGCTGGGTGCATGTGCACGGACGTGTGTGGTCGGGAGGAGATTGCCCTGGCAGTGGCGAATACGTGCTGATACAGGAGCGTGCATCGTGAGCGATGTTGTGGTGACTGTGCCGAAATATCTATGGCGGGATTGGATCGCAGAAGGAGCACTGCCTGGAGATCAGACAGAACTCCTCTACCACTTCTGGGTGTCTAAACTGCCTAAAATTGAGGTTGGTGAATTCGTCTACATCGTGGCCCACGGGCGGTTGCGCGGCTATGCACCGCTGGTTGGCACAGAATCGTCTTGCAGGTTGCGCCCTGATTCGGCTTGCCTGCTCAGGGCTGGAGACGCAGTGGCCTGCACCATCCTAAACCCTATTAGAGGATTCCAGGGATGGCGTTACCGTTGGTGGCCTCAATCCACTGAAATACCATTTGCGGCTTGGGAGACGCCATGATCCGTTCTCTCGCCCTCCTCGGCATCATCGGCATCATGTGGGGCGTCTACACCGCTGGCCACAACCAGGGTGCGAACGATGCGTATGCGCTGGCGACCTCTGACTATGAGGCCCAATCCGCCGCTGCCCGGGACGCCGCCGAGCGTATGATGGCCGACGCCTACATGGACAACGCCGTCCTACGCGACCGGCTCACCCTCACGCAGCGCCAACTCCAAGAGGCGCGCTCGCTCCTAGCCGCCGAGCACGAGCGGGCAGAGCAGGCCAGCGCCGAACGGGACCGCGCCCGAAGCCGGCTCGGCATCTATGAGCGCTCTACTTGGGAGCCGCCGCTGGTCTTGGACGATGCGCTGCTGCCGCCAAGGCCATAGACCATGCTGCAAAAAGTGCTCGGCTGCGATTTCGAGGGCTGCGACAATCGGCTCGTAGCCCCAAACCGAAGGAGCCTGCTACAGCAGGGTTGGCGTATGACGACTGTCAAAAATAAACAAGGCATCGTCTGTGACCGCCATCCCACTAGGCATCGATTCTACGGCGTTCTGCCACCTGGTGGACGGCAGCCTCTCCTTACGGAACGCAACCAAGCGGTGATTAGCGCCTATCGCCTGATGGAAAGGCCGAATATGGCAGCGGTTGGAGACCAGTTTGGCATCTCACGGGAGCGAGTGCGCCAAATACTCATACGGGAACTAATCGGCAGCCCTCTTCAGCAATTGAAAGAACAGCGACGCCAATTCATACTCGCCCACCACAAGGACATGACTACAGCAGAGATCGCGCTACATTTCAAGCTGGCGCGGGAAACCATTTGGCGTGACGCGCATGCGCTAGGAGTCAGGTGCATGATGACTCCCTATGATTCACTCACTCTCGATGATGTCCTTCAAATGTATACAGGTAGCCTCAAGGGACTGCAGGAAGTGCTTGGGTTGACAGCAGGCCAAGCGACTAATCTCCTGCTCCGTTTCGGCCTGCGCTCCCGACGACGGCGGGGCACTGTCGGCAGAGCCTCCTCGCAACAGCAAGCAAATCAGCGCTACCGAGAGAAGGCAGTTCAGGCTAAGGGTCTATGCCTGATTTGTGGGCAGAAAGCCGAAGCCCACCGCCTCTACTGCGTCGAGCATCGCGGATACCACGCACCGGCCCCGCCGCTGATGCCACCAAGGCCGGGAACGACAACGCCGCAACTAGCATCGGGAGGTGCAAGATGAACGAGGTCTATCGACAGGGTGATGTGCTCATACAGCGCGTGGCAGCGCTGCCAAAGGGCGAGAGCAAGCCGGTGCACGCTGAGGCTGGACGGCTCATCCTCGCCTACGGTGAGGTCACGGGTCATTCCCATGCCGTGCTTGCGTCTGCTGGCGAGGCGGAGTTAGTCGAGCTGATCGAGACGGTTGAGCGCTATCTGACGGTTCACCGTGCTACGACTGTGGTCCATGAAGAGCACGGCGAGATAGCCCTTGAGCCTGGGGTCTACCGCGTATGGACGCAGCGGGAATACAGCCCGCAAGAGATTCGACGTGTCATCGACTAAGCGCATCGAAGCGCTAACGCCAGAACAATCGGCACGGCTCGGCGAATGGGCTGAGAAGTGGAGAGCGATAGGACTATCCACTGAGCCGACAAATAAAGAGCGGGCAGAGCACGCTCTCAACTTGGTGTATGAGTCTGCTGGCCTCCAGCCTGCCCGAATTGTCTGGTGCTCGTCGCCCTTAGCCGGTGCCCTAACACAAGCAGTGCTCCAAAACAAGCGCGTCAGGGACAGCGTCAGGGACAGGGTCAGGGACAGCGTCTGGGACAGCGTCTGGGACAGCGTCTGGGCCAGCGTCAGGGCCAGCGTCAGGGACAGCGTCTGGGCCAGCGTCAGGGACAGCGTCGGGGACAGCGTCAGGGACAGCGTCTGGGCCAGCG